GCGACTGACGCACATAGCACGGTCCCGATTACGATACGGGTGCAGGCCACGTGGAGCATAGCTCCTCAACATCCTCTCTTTTAATCCCGCAGATGCTGATTGGTACACCCCGCCATTCTGTTCGTAGCCATTTGTGCTTACGAAACTCTATGGTGGGGCCAGGACGGCCGGCTGTTTCCCTACTCATTAAAATGCGTTGGTAATTACGGCACTTCCTCTTCAGCTCACACAAGGTGGTTTTCGCCCCGTACTCCCAGTCACGCCAGTCTACCCCGCCACTCGAAAAGTTCGCATGCGACTGATCAAATGTCTTTCTGAGGGATTGCCTCAAGATGGGTTCAGGGCGCTGTAGGGGGGTTGGGGCCCGCCTGTTGAGCCATAAGAAGTAGTCGGTGAAATATTCCTCATTATCTTTACTTGCTACGGCAGCATGCGTGAGGTACCGCATACGCTTCATTTGATGGGTCAATCCGGCCCGAGGCTTCTCGGGTAGGACGGAAATATCCACCCACTTGGACAGGGGGCGCCCATGGAGCCCGTCGCGGTTCCATGTCCCCAGGAATGTGGTGCCCGGGCCACTCCCGTACGATGAGAGATGGCCCGTGTTCCAGTCCCCGGCGTATATACCATAGCGGCGCTTCAGTATTTGCTGTACGTCCGGGGGCGTGAGACCATGTGGGCAACTACCATTCCTAAATCCCAGTAGAGTATCATCGCCATAGATCCATAAATCCACGTCGTGTTGTCGTAGTTTGAGTATGTTAAGTGCTCCCACCATCGCGATCCAGTTACAGAAACTGTCCAATATACTGGTCCACGGCCCACTCCAATTTCCAAAGGTACATCTGTATGTCCAGCCCCCCGGCAGTATGATGGTCTTGATAATACAATGACTCATCTCCCTCAACAGCCGGTAATCCCATTCCTCGCCGGGCGGCAGAAGTGCGCGGATCATGCCGAATGCCGCCACGAGCAGTGGCTCAGCCAAGCGGAAACCGAACCTTTTATGGTCAATCTCGAACTCGACGTCATTTAACTCGCTTTGCTTGGCATCACTCGCCGCACCCTGTAGGGCCCTGTGACCTATCTTGATATCCCCATGTGCCTCCTTTATGGCCTCCGAAACCCCCTGTGAAATCATGCTCGACGCAATTGCACTGGCACCATCATCAAATATTATCGCACGCGAACGCAGCGTTTCCCCAATCTCAGGCGTCTTGCGTTTACCCCGACCCCCCAGCTGCCAAACCCCAGCTCCTGCAACCAATCCCTTCTTACTCAGATCTGCGACATGTCCTGCCAGTTGTTCAATGGATTGCGCGCACTGTCCACGGGTGGCTCCAACCTCTTGGAAGACCAGCCCTGCGCTGGCGGTACCGTTCGCCTTGCATGCACCTGGGGTCGCCCATCTACAGTCGTCCAAAATGCGTCTGAGTCCCAGTCTTTGGGAAAATCTACCAACGGCTTTGTTGATTTCTTTCTCTGACGCACAGAAGGCTGGAGGGTCGGCGAGGGTGGTCTCAAGGTCGGCGAGGTACGTTTCCTTTCCAGGCTGAACGACGCATCGGGCAGGATCAAAGTCTGCGCTACCGCTTTCGAAATACTCGCAGGCGTGCTCGTATGGCAGGCTTGCGGGTGGTGCGACAGGGGTAGGACGCATTCCGTACTTGATGTTGCTGCGGCCAAGGAGGTGGAGGCCCGGGTTGGGCTCGAGTGGCGCGACGACGGCGAGGAGTTTGTTATGGTCGGACATGTAAGGGTTTGTTGCGACGTTGGACTGCCTTGCAGCGTCCTTCGGCGTAACTGGGGGGCAAGTACGTGTGACTGTATACGGCTCAGGTCCAACGCCATTGAACCTTTGATATGTGTATTGTTGGACGATAGGGCGCTCAGTGTTAGCCAACCGTTCTGCAGGAGTTCGTTGACGGTTAGCGTACCGAATTGCTCGGCATTCAAGGCTTGAGAAGCCTCCCCCAGCGAGACCGTCTGCAAGTCGACGGAGGAACTTGGGGTAGAGCGCATGTTGCAGGAGCTCCAGTGCCGATCTGGGCTCGGTGCTGGGAGTCTCCTCCTCCTTTGCTCTGGCCTGGCGTCTGTATCGTTTAATAATGACGTTATCATCAATCCCCCCCTCCCACTCAAATCCCGCGACGTCCCCTCCATCCCGAATAAGCGCTCCCATATACCCGCGAATGCGGTTTCGCACCATTCCCTCCAACTCCCAGTCTGGGCACGGAATCCACTCGCTCTTGAGGCACTCTCCGCGATGTCGGCGCCAAAGTTGGCGCATGCGGGTAAT